AGAACTTAGAAGGTATATCAAAGAAGAATTCCAGACGTGGGATAGGTAACTTAGACCCTGTACTAAAGCTAGTGATCAATGGCTTTAGGCTAAAGTCCTAGTATGAGGTAAGACTTTTCCTCCCCTTTGGTCGTTAGGGTAAGAACGACCACTTAACTATGATAACACGGAGTAAAAAAAATATGAAACAATATACATTCATACGAACTGGTGGAGATAAAAAACATATCGAGGCCATGAGTCTAAAGAAAGCCATAAAGAAATATGATGGCAAACCAAACGATCATGATAGTCATGCACTAATTGTTTGGACAAGCAAGAAAGGTAACATAAGCAATCAGATACTTAAACTACCATATGTATCTAGAAAAGAAAGAAAAGGTAAACTATGATTAGATTAATAGAAGTAACAAAAGAAGATATAAGAAATGGAGATAGAGGTTGTTCTGATAGCTGTGCTATAGCAAGAGCATTAAGACGTGAGTACGATCCTACATGGAGTGAGGATAACCAATTAGATATCGAAGTAGAATTAGAATATGGAGAGCCTAAATTGTGGGTTGAACATAAACAACTAGAGATTAATATAGATCAATGTGCATTTGTAAAAAAATTTATAAACGACTTTGATAATTTTGAAAATGTTGAACCATTTACGTTGAAGATAAGAGAAGAGGTAGGTGCATGAGTTACGGAGATGATATAAGATCTATACTAGAGAATCATTACGAGTGGTGTAAGAAAGAAGGTAGAGATACATCATGGTATAAAAAATACAAGGAGGGTAAGAAAGATGTTCGAGTGGAAGCACCCAAAGTATTACAAAGAATTAAGAAGAAATAATTTGACAAAAGAAAACTTTTCTGATAAGGGGGAAGAAGATGAAAAAATACAAAGTAAGATTAACAGGACTAGGGATAGAGGCGGTAGCGATAATACCATTCGAGGAAGAACCAACAATAGAAAAAATAGAAAATAACGTAGCGTACTATCTAAATCATAACTTGATGAAAGTCGAGGCTAATGATTTTTTTTCGGTAGATAGATATCTAATCACATACGAGGAAGTGCAGGTTGAATTATAGACAACAGTTAGAAGTTATAAAAGGTTTAAGCATACCATCTGAAACCCAGACTAGAATGGATTGCCCATTCTGTAACGGAAGAAATACTTTGTCTATAGATACAACCGAGAATAAGATAGGATGGTACTGCTTCCATGCATCATGTAAAGCAAAAGGTAAACAAGAGGGGGAAAAGGATATGCATTATGTCGAGAGAGTATTTCATGGTAATCAAACATTACACATAGAGGATACAGAATTTAAGATACCAGATAGTTTTCAATCAATATATTCAAATCAAAAGGCCATGCGTTGGTTATCAGATAATAATTGCTGGGAGGCGTGGTCATGGGGCAGAGCAGATGTCAAGTATGACGTTAAGCAAAACAGGGTAGTATTTCTAGTTAAGAATAAGATATCATATAAGATAGTTGGTGCGGTAGGTAGATCATTAAACAAAAATGATTTTCCTAAATGGTATATGTATGGTAACAAAGACGTGCCTTTTAGATGTGGTATATGCGATGATGCTGTTATCGTAGAGGATTGTCCTTCGGCCTGTGCAGTATCTAACATACTAACTGGTATAGCGATCATGGGTACTAAATTAAAATCTGTACAGAAGTCACACTTGAAACCATATAAAAATCTATATATATGTTTGGACAGAGATGCAACAACGAAAGCATATGATATGGCAAAAGATTTAAGATCATCTGGATTTGATAATGTGATAGTAAAACCATTAGAGGATGATCTAAAATATTATAATACTGAGCAGATAAGGGAGATGTTTTATGGATGATAAAATGAAGCAAGAGATACTAGACAGTTGGGTATCTTGGAAACACGATATAAAAGATATGAATAGATCTGAATGGAATCAGAGAGATCAATCTATAATGGATACTATAGAATTAATATTAAGAAAGGAGTTGGATGATAGAAAAACAAATGATTAGGCTTATGCTTAATAAAAAATTTTATACACAATACAAGGGAACATTATCTCCAACAGTATTCTCTGGAGATGTGAGTTCTCTGTATGATACGATACAGAAAGCACACGATAAATACGAGGATGATATAAAGATTGATGAGTTATATTCTTTGCACACTACGATATTTAATCCTGCATTAACTCGTGCTGCGAAAGAAAAGTTTAGTGAGTTGGTAGAGGATATCAAAGAGGTACAAGAACCTAGCAAAGAGATAGCAAAAGATATCATGCGTATATTATCTGATAGAGATCTTGCACAGAGGATAGCTGTTGAGGCCACAGAGATATTTAATGGTAAGGAGGCTAACTTCTCAGAGATCACTGGTATGATAGATAAACATAAAACAAATATCAGTGAGGATAAAAATCCTGCAGTAACTAATAACATAGATGAGGTTATAGAATTACTAGATGTTACCACGAGATGGAAATTTAATATACCTGTACTAAAAGAAAACGTAGGGGGTATAGGTGGTGGTAATCTTATGATAGCATTTGCTAGACCAGAGACAGGCAAGACAGCTTTCTGGGTTAGTCTCTGTACTGGGCCAGATGGTTTTTGTTCTCAGGGTGCTATAGTTCATGCATTTATAAACGAAGAACCTGCCATAAGAACACAGATAAGGGCTATATCCGCATACACTGGTATGACTAGGGATGAGATATTAAATGATAAATCACGAGCACAGAATTATTGGTCTGATATAAAAGATAATATATCAATGTTTGATACTGTTGATTGGTCTATTGATGACATAGATGCACATTGTGAAAAACATAAACCAGATATAATAGTCATAGATCAACTAGATAAGATAAATGTCACAGGAACTTATGCTAGAACAGATGAGAAGTTAAGACAGATATATACGAGTGTGAGAGAGATAGCTAAACGTAGAGAGTGTGCTGTGATTGCAATATCTCAAGCGTCAGCTGATGCACACAATAGAAATAGTATATCATTTGATCAGATGGAAAACTCTAAAACTGGTAAGGCAGCAGAAGCAGATTTGATTATTGGTATAGGTAGAAATGCTAGCAGTGATCTAGAGAATAAGATAAGAACATTATGTGTAAGTAAAAATAAAATAAATGGTTATCATGGTGAGCCTGTGTGTACCATTAGAAGAAGTATAAGTAGGTACGAGGTATGATAACAACAGTAGACGTAGAGACATCTTGGCAAAAGAATGAGAATGGTGGGTATGATCCGTCACCTTTTCATCCAGATAATATATTAGTTAGTGTAGGATTAAACTCTTATTTTGGTGATGAGTATTATTTTACAAATCATAGTGAGAGGATAGATAAAGGTTGTGCTATTAAGATACAAGAAACTCTAGATAAGACAACTTTACTTGTAGGCCACAATATAAAATTTGATTTGATGTGGTTACTTGAGGCAGGATTTAAATATAATGGTAGGGTTTATGATACCATGTTAGGTGAATATATTTTAAATAGGGGTGTTAGAAAAAGTCTAACACTAGAGATGTGTTGCCGTAGAAGAAAGATAGGATCTAAAGATAGCAGCATAAAAGAATATATGGACAGAGGAATATCTTTTGAGAATATACCTGCAGATGTAGTAGAGGAATATGGTAAGATAGATGTACAGATAACTAGAAGTCTATTTGATTCTCAGATGGATGATCTTAGATTAGAAAAGAATAAGGGCTTAGTCATGACAGTTAAGATGATGAATGAGTTTTTAGTCGTGCTAACTAACATGGAACGTAATGGTATTAACATAGATACCACAGAGTTAGATAAGGTAGAGAAAGAGTTTAGGGCAGAGTTTGCTTATCTAAAACAAAAGATAGATAAGATAGTATATAAACAGATGGGTGATACTAAGATTAATCTATCTAGTCCAGAACAATTATCTTGGTTGATTTATTCTATGAAACCTAAAGATAAAAAACAATGGGCTAAGATATTTAATGTTGGTATAGATAAAAGCACAGGTAAAAATAAAAGAAGACCTAACTATTCAAGGCAACAGTTTAGAAATCTTGTGGCTGATAATACTGAGGTAATACATAGAACAGTAGCACAGCAATGTGTAACCTGTCATGGTAAAGGTGTTATTAAAAAAATAAAAAAAGATGGTAGTCCTTTTAAAAATTATACCAAGTGTTCTGAGTGTGATGGTGACGGATATGTGTACACAGCGATGGCAAAAGTGGCTGGGTTCAGACAAAGACCTAGAAGTGTGTATGATATAGCAGAGTCTGGATTTAGAACAGACAGGATAACTTTGAGTAAGATAGCGTCAGAGGCAGAGGGTGAGTTTAAAGAATTTATTGATGCAATTGTTAGACACAATGCTGTAGATACATATCTAAATACATTTGTAGAAGGTTTAAAAAACTTTACAAACGAGAAAGGATTTTTACATCCTAAATTTATGCAGGCTATAACAGCTACAGGTAGATTATCTAGCCGTGATCCTAACTTTCAAAACCAACCTAGAGGTAAGACATTTCCTATTCGTAAGGTGGTTACATCTAGATTTGATGGTGGTAAGATATTGGAGATAGACTTTGCACAATTAGAATTTAGAACAGCAGTGTATCTAGCACAAGATAAACAAGGTATGAAAGATATAGAGGATAAGATAGACGTACATCAATACACCGCAGATATCATAGGTGTATCTAGACAGGATGCAAAGGCTCATACATTTAAACCTCTGTATGGTGG